GGTCTGTGCCGTCCAGTTCCGTCATCGGGAACTCCATGATGTGCGCCGTGCGCCCTCCCGCAATTTTATCCGCCAGTGCTTCGGGCTTATCTCCTGCCCGAATACGCCGTCCACCGCGATTTGTACCGTCACGCGCCATCTTCCCGCCCCCTTCCTTTAATACCCCGTTTGAACCGATGTTTTTGTGCGTACGCCCCCTCCCCGGTCCAGTAGCGGCGCGGTTTTAGAGATTTGACCGCCCCCTGGGGGTCTAGCGGTCGCCACTGCCACGCTGATGAATCCGCTCATGGCATGATGCGCAGAGCGACATCAGATTGCTCTCGTCATGTGTTCCACCATCACCGAGCGACTTGATATGATGCACAAGCGTCGCAAGGACGTATCTGCCCTGCTCTTTACACATCTCACAGAGCGGATGCCCCGCCAAGTGTCTATCTCGAATCCTGCGCCATACGCTACCATACCTCTCGTGCTGATCGTACCCGCGCGTGAAGCGGTCATAATGTCGCTGCATGACTTTCTCGTGGGCCGCACAGTAACAGCTCTTTCTGTCCGTGAGGTTCGGACAGCCTGTCATGCGACAGGGACGCTTCGGCTTTCTCGGCATTGCACTTCTCCATCAAAAAAGCCCTCGCGGAGAATTGCTTCTCCGAGAAGGCTGATTTCATATCCTATTTTTGCTGAGTGTATCATATCACATCGGTCATACTGACATCAACCTGACATTTACTGACATTTTGTGACATTTTTCCGCTTTTTGACATTCCCTGACATTCCCTGACATTTCATGACATTTTCTGCTCTTCATGAAGGAACGACCACACTTTGCAAGCCGCGCTCATGGATGCGGTATATCTGCCGCTCCCCGACTGCCATACGCCTGGCAATCTCCGTGACCGTGTGATACCCCATGTAGCGCATCTCCAAGACCAGCCGCTCATCCATATCCTCCACAGCCTGTATCACGCCATAGATCTCGGCGCGGAGGCTTACCAAGCGGTCAATCTCACGATCAATCTCCTCCTCCTGTTCCACCAGCTTCACCACCACATCGGAGAGCTTGTGTGGATTCTTCGTAGCACTCCCCGGCATATCACTAAGGACGGTGGTGGTCTTGGTGGCCATGCTGCGCAGTCTCAGGGACTGTTCCAGCATACTGTCTATTTTTCTATCAATCTTGAATGCCTGGCTCAGATATTCCTTAGCGGTCATCATGATCAGACCTTCTTTTCGTAGCGGGAGCAGCCCGGCTGCCAAATGTCGCCACCTGTATATCCTATGGGAGCAGTCTGCTCCGCCTCCTGCACACATTCGTTGCAGTTCCAGCATGTAAGTCGATGAGCGCAGGAGCTGCAGATACATTTTTTGCAAGCTGCGTGCGTTCCGCAGCGGTCATGGGGCATGACTTCCTCGGCATCAAATTCCTCCGTGGCTTCCCAAATCGTCAGCCGATGATTGACTGCGTACAGATATTCCTCCATGCAGCCGTTGCTGTCCTTCCAGTTACCTGCCATAATTACCCCGTCACATTTGCCGAGAAGCGTCTTGCACTGTTCCAAGACCGTATCGTAGGGAAATCTGGCAGCTTTCAAGTGCCGCATGGCATCGAGCGGATTGACGAACAGAATATGCGGGTATTTCCTGGCGAGCTCCGCCGCAATCGCCGCTGCTGCCTTGCGATTCTCTTTTTCAGCTCCCGTGTAGGGATGGGAAATATAAATCATGTCCATATCAATTTGCTCCTTTCTCACTTGCAGTGCTTCAGCGCATCTCTTGCTGTAGGGTCGCTGTATCCTTCCCCGTTTCGGCTTGATGTACGCTGAACCCCCAGCTGCTTGATCTCAATGTGAATCCCCGGTGCTGCTGCCCACTGCTTTTCCACGATCTCCCGCACGACTTGGGCATCGTCCTTCCAGTAGCCGCACCTGGTCATGCAGTCCTTGAGCATTTTCTGCAGATTGTCGGTGTCCGGGCGTGTCGTACGCCACTCGCCGCTTTTATGGGACTTGCCTGCCGGGAAAAGCCATGTGGTGCGAAGCTCCAAGGCTCCGTCCAACGGCACTATCGGACGATGGTTACCGAGATGCGCAATCAGAAGCGCCTTGGCTTTCTTCAGGGGAGCCGGGTCATAAAATATCGGTCTGCCGCCCACGATCCGCACAGATTTCTCCTGTGCGGTCGCCGTAGGAGGATTGATGTCGAGGAAAAATCTCATATTCTGTATGCTCCTTATTGAAAATTTCTTTCGATTGTGTTTTCATTTCGGTCAAAGGTTTCGTCACTGTCATCCCGTGTGGGGGAGGGCAGGCTACTGCAGCCCTCCCCACACTGGTGACAGCAGGGACAGACACTCTTTATTTATAAGCCTTTGTCCCTGAGAGTTTTCCAATAGGCAATTTATCCTTTGTCCGCCTCATCCTTGCCCATAAGTTTTTTCTCCCTTTGTCCCTGCGTATTCTTCTTCCCCACCACGCCGTTTTCAATCCAGTAACTTTCGCTGAATTCGGCAAGATAACGGCGAATGGTTTTCTCGTTGAGTTCCGTGTACTCCACAATGTCCTTGATTTTCACGGGAGGATTGATAGAGCAGATCTCGTAAGCCGTATCCAGGGCAGCCTTGCGTTCCTCGACGGTCGTCCGCTTGCTGCTGCGGGAGAGGTTCGCTGCCATACTTCCTATGGCGGGAATGCTGCCCAATTCGTCGCTGTTATCAATGCGATGCACAGGATGCTCGAACCAGAAGTTTACCGGCTCTATATTGGCAAATTCACGGAGATTGGATTCCAGTCGCCAAGCCGTAGCGTGACCGTCACGCAGGTTGTTCTTGATGTCATCCGTGAGTTCCAACTGGATCATGTCAAGCTGGGCATCGGGGTCGCGGGCAAATACGCCGGAGCCGGAAGCCCTGTCCATCGCCCGCTTGTTTCCCTGTGCTCCCTTGCTATGGTGATGGCAATAAATCGCAGAACAGCCGGTCTCCGTGCAGATCTTGTCAAACTGGTTGCAGAACTGCCCCATTTCGGATGCGTTGTTTTCATCCCCCGTGATGACCTTGTAGATGGGGTCGATAACAATGGCATCCAAATGCTGGTCGCGCACCCGGCGGATGAGTTTCGGCACAAGCTGGTCTAATGGCACAGCGTAGCCTCTCAAGTTCCACACGATGATGTTCTCTGAGTCATTCATGGGAAGCCCCAACGCCTCGTAAATCTTGAGGAATCTGATGATACAGCTTGCCGGATCAATCTCCAAATTGACATACAACACACGCCCCTTGCGGCAGGGAAATCCGAGCCACTTCGCCCCCTCGGCTATGGCGACGCAAAGTTCCATCAGGAGAAAGGACTTTCCCGCCTTGGACGATCCGGAAATAATCATCTTGTGGCCACGGCGCAGGATTCCCTTTATAATCTCCTCCGGCAGTTTCGGCGGATTATCCTTGTACTTGGCGAGAGATTCCAATGGAGGCAGTTCATCTGTCACTCCTTCCACGAAATCCATCCACTCCGTCCATGACTTCCTGCCGATGTTCGTTGCTGCGAGGTACTGGCGGTTGCCGTTTCGAGTAAGCCCCGGCATTCTGGAAAGCCGTGAGGGGTTGCGGTTCTGCTTGTCGATGGGGACGCCCTGCTTTTCCATGAAGTCGTAGAGAAAAGCCACGCGTTTTCGATACTCCTCATAGTCAGCGGCATCCACACGCACTATGGCATGAAGGCTCTTGCCGCCGCTATGCACCAGAGCCGCGATAGGAAGTTCCAGCTTGCGGAAGAGGACATCCTGCTCGGCGATGGGAAGTGTGTCGGATTCCACCAAGGCATACTTGAATTTTGTGACGTTATCGTTTTTCACGCCCTCAGCATCCAGCGGATTGAACCGAATCCAACCGCCCACCTCTGGTTTCCAGTCACCCACGGTTGCTCCGATGTCATCGGCGTGTTTCTTAAGGGATGCGATCAGCTCCCCTGCCGTGCGGTCATACACGCCCTTACTGGGCAGCCACTTGCCCTCGTCATCCTGCCATACATCGCCCGTGACATATCCCACACGGTCATCGACGTCAAACAGCAGGGAAAGATAGTCGATCAAGTCCTGCACGGGATTCCACGCATCGGGAGGGGCAAAGCCGTTGAAACCGTCGTTGCCGTCATACTCAATGGTATCGTCCCATGCCATCGCTCCCTCAGCGCAGGGCATCCAGCCGCGCTCTTTTGCCATCTGCACAATTGTGCCGCCCTTGACGGGAGTGGCCGTGCCGTTGAAGCCCTCCCATTTCTTCTCGCATTCGCCGGGATGATAGCGAGGGTCACTCTGACTCCAATCGTCCCAGATGGAGCAGGGATATCCTTCCTCCTTGAGTGCCATACCTACCGAGATCCATGTGGCGCGGTCAACCTCCGCAACGTTGATGTACTTCAAAGCCGACAAGATATTCTTGTCCATGAAAAATCACGTCCTTTCACGGTGTATATACGGACGGCGTCATCCCCTGGGGGACACGCCAATGATTCATCGCCAAGCGGGAGATCAGGACACTGGCTGCATCGAACTGCCACGTGCCTACGCGCCGAAAGCCGTAACGCTCCAAGCAGCGGATCTGTTTGGGGGTGGCGAGTCCTTCCTCCTGCCGCCGTTTCAGCCGGTCGATGAGGAGCGAGGCAAGCCCGGCGTTTCCCACGGTATCGGGCAGGATGCCGCGATTCTCAAGGAAAGCAAGCTGCTTTTCAGACGGCGGGCCCATTTCCCAAGGGAAGGTCGGTTCGTAGCTTGTGAGATCCTCAGCGGCAATGGAGAGCGCATACTGGATCGGATCTACCAGCTTTTTCTTCTTGCTCCGCATCGCGGCAAGCTCCCTCGCCAATGCTGCCTCCCGTTCACGCAGCACGTCCCGCTCTGCCTCCTCTTCGGCTTCGAGAACGTCCACTTCTTCGTCATTTCGGAGGTTTTCATCCATCATTGCGGCGATGTTCGCGTCCTTGGCAATGAGAGCCGATGGTCTGCAGAGATCGTGACGCTCCGTCAGCCAGAGAAAGTCCAACAGGAGCAAGTTCTCCTTGCCCGGAAAGAGCCGCATGCCGCGTCCCACCATCTGCTGATAGAGGCTCCGCACTTTGGTGGGGCGCAAAATTACGATGCAGTCCACAGCGGGACAGTCCCAACCTTCTGTGAGGAGCATGGAATTGCACAGCACGTCATACATGCCATTCTCGAACTCTGCAAGGATTTTCGAGCGATCATCGCTCATGCCGTTGACTTCCGCAGCCCTCAGACCGACATCATTCAACATCTGGCAGAATTTCTGCGATGTAGCGATGAGCGGCAGGAACACCACGGTCTTTCTGCCCCTGCAGTAACACGCCATCTCGTCTGCAATCTGATGTAGGTACGGCTCCAAGGCGCAGCCGATGTCCGCTGCGCTGTAATCCCCGCCGGAGATACCTGCCTTGCTGATATCCAGCTGCAGGGGAATCATCCGCGCCTTGACGGGAGAGAGATACCCCTCCCGAATGGCGCGGCTCATGGAGTACTCGTAAGCCTGTGAGTCAAAAAATGTGCCGAGCGTCTGCTTGTCTCCACGGTCGGGTGTTGCCGTTACGCCGAGGACATTGGCATCCGGAAAATGCGCGAGCACACGCTGATAACTCTCCGAGAGTGCGTGGTGCGCCTCGTCCACGATGATGTCCTGAAAATAATCCTGCGGAAACATCGAAAGCCGCTTTTCTTGGCAAAGGGACTGCACCGATCCTACTGTCACGGAAAAGAAACTGCCGAGGCTGCGGTTCTCTCCCTGCTCAAATGCTGCATCAAGTCCCGTGAGCATCTTCAGCTTGTCAGCGGCTTGGCTGAGAAGTTCCCCACGATGCGCCATGATGAGGACTCTGTGTCCCAACTTCACTTGATGTTCTGTCACCGAGGAAAACACAATCGTCTTTCCGAGCCCTGTGGAGAGGACGAGGAGTGTCTTGCGACGCCCCTCGCTCCACTCGGACAGGATTGCCTGTTTCGCCTCGACCTGATACGGTCTAAGTTCCACTTGCTTGTCCTCCCATCAGAACGGAATGTCCGCCGCGCTGACGGGAATCCCGCCAAAGTCCGCAGAGTCCTCGACCGGAAAGAACTTTTCGTCATAATCGTAGAAGCGATCCACATCGTTAGTCTGTTTCTCGTTGCCGTCCCGGTCGGTATATTTGCGGGGCTTGAAGTGCGCCCGCCCCTTTGCTCCTTCGAGATTGTTCCAGTCCATGACCAACCTCTCGCCGTGCTTCTTTCTGCCGATGCAGCGAAAGAACGCTGAAATGCGCCACTCCACGAGGCGGTTCAAAATGAGGTCAGTACGAACGCTGGCGACGCCCTGCTTCGTTTCTACCTGCAGAGTAAGCGTAGCCTTGTTGCAGGCCTGCATCTTGGCGCTCCCCGGAAAACGCCCCCGCTCAAAAGCGGACACCACGAAGTTGTAATCCCCTTCGGGAAGGAGAATGAATTCCTGACCATCGCTTTCAATGGTGTCAGTCCAATCCATACCCACGTTGTTGTTGACAAATTCTGCCATGATGTATTTCCTTCCTTAACCTTTCGCCTCGCGGCTTTGCTGAATGATGTCAAAAATCTGATCCCAGTAGCGGATGACGTAGCCGTACAAAAACTCGTCGGGATAGTCGTCAATCGGGGTCTCCACTGAGTATTTCCCACGCGCGGCGACCACCTGCCGCACCTCCTCCTCGGTGACACCCTTCTCCTTCAAAATGCTGCGAAACACATCGACGCCGTTGTCGTGCTCCGGTATGTACTGCTGCTACTGTGCCGTCTGCGTGTCGGTTTTGGCTGCCGGAGTCTGCCCCCGCGAGAAGATATGAGCGATGTGTTTGTAGTCAAGATCCAAGACTTCCGGCAGCGGCACACGACTTTTTGCGTCCCATGCGGGATGATGGGATGTGTACATGACACGCTTGCCGCCCTGTGCCTTCTGCGTGTTGTTCTCCGAGGTGACCACAAAGGTCTGGTAGTTGCAAAAGAGCAGAATGTCGCACCACTCCTTGAGAAGCGGCGCTACCTGCTTGCTGAGTTTCATTTCCCAGCGGTCGTATGCGCCCATCTCGTCCGGCTGTTCAAACTTCCGCATCTTGGCGTGTGCCGTGACCACCACATGAATCCCAGAAGTCAGAACCATATCCAATGCGACGAGAAGCCTTGAAAACTCCTCCCCCAGATAGGTGTAGCCCTTGCCGTAGCCGAAGGACTCGATGGAGTTCTGCTTGTACTTTGTGCAGAGGTAGCTAACGATCAACTGCTCTGCCCAATCGGCGGTATCCAGCACCAGCGTCCTGCACACATCCTTGGTGACTGCCACTTCCTTGACCACGGAGAGCATTTCCTCCCACGACTGCGGCTTCTCGATGCGGCGCACATCCATGTGTGCCGTGCCTCCCTCGGTGTCGATGAAGAGCGGATCTGGGAACTTGGCGGCAAGACCGGACTTTCCGATGCCCTCCGCCCCGTAGATGACCACCTTTTGGGCGCGGTCAATTTTCCCTTTGGTGATGTTCAGCATTGCGTATCTCCTTTCTGCTCACTTAATCCGAAGACCTCGTCCTCTCGGCTCCAAACGTGCGCCGGGGACTTCCCCGCCGCCGCTTAATACCTCATAGAGAGCCTCGCGATTCACTTCCTTATGCTCCGGCACAGTAATGAGATAGGCGTCCGGGATAAGGGCGGCATCGTCAATCTTGAGGGGCTGTTTGCCGCCGTTCTTCTGAACACTCATGACACCGTACCTCGTAGGAACTTTGGTTTTCCCCATCGCATCGAGGTTCTGCCGGTACCACTCCTTGATACGTTTGATGCGGTTCTCTAACATCTGCCGCTGCGCTTCAAAGCGTTTCTCTTCCTTGCTGTATGCCTCCGCATACGCTTCCAGCGATTTGATGAGCGCGATGCCGTTCGCGCATTTCTCCTCAAGGGCGCACTCGATGGACTGCAGCCCCTCTTCCAAAAGCTCCAAATCCATCGACTCGTCCAAGACGAGGTCGAAGAGCTCGTTGAAACCTGCGGCAAGCTCATAAAGCGGTCGTGTCGGCATAAGCATTCTCCTTTCCCTTCTGGAAGATGGACACCTCGTCCACGGAGTCTCCTGGCACGATCACCGTGAGCTTCACGGGACTGCCAAAGAAGAAGCGGAGCAGACGCTCCCGCACCGTGAGGCGACGGCAGGCCATGATTCCGCCGCTCAGGCGCTCCCTGGACACCTTGATGTTGAGTGTATGATTCATCTCGATTCATCCTTTCCGAAAGGCGCTTTGATGTTGCCCTTCACCTAAGAGCCACGGGAAATGCAAAACTTCATGGTTTTTCAAAAGAAATTTTTCTCATTGGGCAAAAACTTCTTGAGCCGCTGATAGATGCGCCGCATCCGCTCCGATATGGTACTTTCCAATACGCCCTCCTGACGCGCAATCTCTGCCTGGCGCACGCCTTCCCAAAACACGCGCCGCAGAAGTTCCCGCTGCTGAGGACGAAGCTGCGCGATGGCGTGATGAAGCGCCGAATAGTCCTCGCCGAGCAAATCCGTCGGCACATCGCGCATGGTATCTGACGTCTGGCGGTCAAGATCGTCAGCAGACAAGTGGACATGACGGCGCGTCTCGGTGCGGTTTCTTCGAAATGTAGGGGCATTGACCTCGGCATCCAGAATCTCCTGTGCCGTGCGCCGCTTGACCGTGGTCTTGTCCTCTGCGGCATCCAGCCTCTCCTGATAGTCCGCCTCTACCATGACGGTGCATTCCTCATCGGGAACGTCCAAAATCGTCGGATGGAACTTGTCTTCGTAATACAGCGTGATTTTCATGGTCGTGTCCTTTCCGCCTTGGATGCGGGCGGCAGGAACACGAAGAGGCCGATGCACGCGATGTACACCGGCCTCTTTCGCCTAAAATGGGCATAGTGAGTCACGGTGGAAACACCGAAGTGCCAATACTGCTCGTGCAGTTCGTCTCTTCATGTGTTCCCGCCGCCTCTAATGGCCATCTCAAGGCATTGAGAAATTTACAAGATTTACGATTACGGCTTGTGAATGTTCACATTCACATAAATTCCATTAACAAAAATGTAGATTTTTCCCCCTCACTGCTGATATAATAGAAACTGTGTTTTATGTGCGATGATGTTCTCTCACCATCCGGGTAAAGCATACCAAATCCGCTCCCTCGAAAATTGGACTCCGGTGGACGGGAGCGGACAGACTCTGTCCACTTTTCGCGAAGGGGGAGTTTTGTGTTAACCATCAGTCTGTTTTTACAGATCATGAGAAAGTACGTTGGTGCGGAGAACAAATCGATACCGAGTTTCTGCGCCTACTTCTTCGCCCTCTTTATGAAGGAACCGATCTCTTCTCGTAGGGATCGTCTGGACGGTGATGACAATTACTACCCATTCAACAAGGACACCGAGAAAAGTGCCGCCTACAAAATGTACAAGGGAAAGAGAGACATCCCGGAATCTGTCCTGCGGGCGGTTCATGCCAATCTCGACAAGAGCCGCTTCTTGGAAGCAGCCGCAGAGCTCCCCTTCGATGCACGCAAGAACTTGTGCGCCGACCTCGCCAAATACGGGGTGAACTGCACCACAAACAATGTGGACGAGACGTGCGCCGAGATTTTCTGCAGCATCATCAAAGCGGAACTGCAAAAACTCCCCGGCGCCCAAATTGATCTCTTTGAGGGAAGGAACGAAGTCGGCGAAGTTGTTCCTCCCGTGCCGATTCAACCCGCCCGCTTTGTGGATGGAGCGGTCTATCTGCCCGGCGGCGATGTCATCAAACTGCATCCCTCCCTAAAACCTCATGGGGACATCAACGAAGCCACGCTCCCGTATATCCATGCGCTCTGCGAGGTGTATGCGGAGCAGCTCGCAAAGGATGTCACACCAAAAACCACAGGCGAATTGCCGGAAAAACTGCAGCGGCATTTAGAGCTGCAGCGTCAGGCATATTTCGATGCAAAAAGCATCGAGCGCAGCGTGCGGGATGCCTTTGTGGATGGAGAGCGGCAATTTGATGCACTGAAGGACGATGCCTATGACGGCATCGAGATGGTATATTTTGATGAGGATCACGAGACGGGCTACATCCGTCTGCAGGAAGTGTTGAAGAAAATCACCAGTACGGAACTTGCCAAGTCGAACCTCATCAATATTAAGGGTTTTATCACGAACAAAACCCGAAAGGGCGTCTGCCATATCTTGGTGGACGATGCGCGAATCAAATCGTGGGTGAACACCGATGCCTAAACTGTTCAATACGTCCTTTGAGGTGTCACTTCGCATTTTGCTCATCCTCTCTGCCGTAAAGCCGCGTTCCATAACCATTGACCGCATCGCGGCGTATGACCTTATGACAGTCTATGGACGGGATTTCGGTATGGCAGAACAAAACCTGCACGGCGAAAACCAGTTCAGTTTTAGTGAACTCCCTGCCAAGCGGGAGCAGTTAAACGGCGCACTGAGATCCCTTGTGCTGGACGGCTTTATCTCTGTAGCCCCCTCCCCCGGAGGATTCTTGTTCGGACTGAACGAGCGCGGCAGGGATTTTGCGAGATCCATGCAGTCCGAATATGCTGAGACATACGTGGAGACAGTAAAAAAGACACACCGAATGCTTGGAAAAACATCCGATGCGTCTTTGCTTTCAAAGATTACGAATCAGGCGATGGACGCGCTAAAGAGGAGATGAATGGATGGCCGGAATATATTTCAGCCGTGTCACGGCAAGAGGCAAAGGCAAGCGTGACTCTTTCGTGGATTTCACCCCCGGTCTGAACATCATCTGCGGGCGGTCGAATACCGGGAAGACCGCCGTTGCTCGGTGCATTGATTTTGCGCTTGGCAAAATGGGCGAACCTCCCATAGACGAGCCCTTGGGTTACGACCAAGTGGAACTTCTGGTGCAGGCGGCCGCAGGAACGATCGGCATCACACGCAATTTTGGCAAAAATCAAGTGGACGTTACGACCGACATCCCGGGCATCTACAGTGGCAAATACAATCTGACGCATAGTCAGAGTAAGACCACCGGGTTGCCGGTGCTGAGTGATCTGCTCCTGAACGTGATGGGTATTTCCACTCCCTGCATGGTGATCAAGAACATCAATTTCAATCGGGTGCCGCTGACACTCCGAACCATCCTCCACATGCTGCTCTTCCTCAACAATGACATAGGCAATGTGAAATCCGTGTTGGAACCGTCAGAAAGCACCAAGAAGACCGTCTTCTTCTCCTCCCTGCTGTTTCTGATGACCGGATCCAATTTTCCCGAGTACGATGAGCAGACCAAGAAGGAAATCCGCATCGCAGAGCGAAATGCCATTTTAAGGTATGTGAACACGCAGATCAGCAACATCTCTGAGAAGAAGAAGGTGCTGCAAAAACAGATGACAGCGTTTCAGGGCATTGATGTGGAGCAGCAGATGACCGCCCTCATTGCAGGGATTGAGCAGACAGAATCTGCGATCTCTGCAGCTCTCTCCCGCCGACAGGAACTGGTGCAGGAAATCAGCGAACTACAGGAGAAAATGACCGAGGCGGAACTGATGAAGTCCCGGTACGCTGCCCTCAAGAGCCAGTACACAGCCGACATCAAGCGGCTGACCTTTATTGCCGACGGCGAGATGGAACGGAACGCTCACGATAAGAACACGGTCTGCCCCTTCTGTGAGAGTCATTTCACGCCCAAGGATGATGAAACCTACATTGAGTCTGCCCGTGGCGAACTGTCCCGCATCGTGGCTCAGATGAATGATCTGACGAAAGCGGAACAATCCCTCGCCGAGGAAATGAGGTGGATGTCAGAGGAGATGGCAAAACTCGATGCCGAGAAGGACAGCATCGAAAGCCACATTCAGCAGGAGCTGCGTCCTAAAGCAGAGGCGATGCGCAAATCACTCGCAGATTACAAAAGTTTCCTGCAATTAAAGCGCGAGATGAGCGTAATCGACGATTTTGCAGTCGGCTGGGAGGCAGATTTAAGGAATCCTCCGGTCGAGCCGGAATCTGCATTGCAATATCATCCCAGAGATCATTTTGATGACGATTTCAAAAGACTCATCAACCAATATTACAAGGACATCCTTCGTGAATGCAATTATTCGACAGAGCCTATTGTTGCCAATTTCAACATCTCCGATTTTGATATAGAGATTAATGGGCATAAAAAATCTACCCATGAAGGGCAGGGATATACGTCCTTTGTCAACAGCGTAACTGCACTCACCTTCCGTCACTATCTTGCCCACCATGGCAAGTATTACCCGGGCTTCCTCATCATTGACACGCCCCTTCTTGGTCTTGACCAAGGCGTAGCGGATTCTGCGCCGGAAAGTATGTGTTCCGGACTCTTTCGCTATTTCATGAACCACCAAGAGGAGGGGCAGCTGATTATCATTGAGAATTCCAAGAATCTGCCGGATTTGGACTATGCAGCAGCAGGAGCCAATGTCATCACCTTCACCAAGGGGCTGACGGAAGGCCGTCCCGGTTTTCTGCATGGCGTAGAGTAAGCGGAGACGGATATGCGAATAACTTATAACAGGCTGTGGAAGCTCCTGATCGACAAAGGCATGAATCGGCAGGATCTCAGGCGCATAACGGGCATCAGCCCCGCCTCCATCGCCAAGCTGGGCAAGGGCGAGAATATCACCACAGATATTCTTCTGAAGATATGTGTGGCGCTCGACTGCAATATTGAAGATATTATGGAGTCCGTGAAGGAGTAAGCTCATGCAGGATTCGATCCCCCCTCGATATGAACACGCCCTCCGTCCAATATCTATGCCGTAAGGATAAGCAGCTGGCAAAGGTCACAGCAATAGTCGGTCGGTGCATGAGATGATTGAATAGATGCTTTCCATGAAGGTCAGTTAGAATATATACGCATGGAAAGCACATTTTTACTGACTGCGTCAAGTCTTGTCTCTCCCCTATCACCCCATTAGGTTTGCTCAGCTAACACATTAGTTTACCTGAAAGTAGGAGTTACGATGGCTGGTAATAACGGAGTAATATATACAAAAAAATGGGTAGTAAAACTTGTCTTGGATATTGCAGGCTACACGTCTGATCTTCCTCTTTGGAAAAGAGTTGTGGTTGAGCCTTCTTGTGGTCATGGTTCTTTTGTTAGAGAGATTGTAGAGAGACTGATTGAATCTGCCAAAAGAGATGGTAAATTTAATGCTAATACACTGCAAAATTGCGTTGTCTGCTATGAGTTAGACGAAAACTCCGTCACCATTTCGCATTCGATTGCCAAAGAGATTCTTATTTTGAACGGGATGAACCATGAAGAAGCTGAAAAACTTTCAAGCATGTGGGTAATACATGGAGATTATCTTTTAGCAGATACAGTTCCTTGCGATTATGTGATAGGAAACCCGCCATATCTAAGAGCGACCGATATACCTGCAGAAGCAAGAGAAAAATACTGCTATCAGCTATCAGCAATGACAAAGGGGTGCGATATATTCGTCGGCTTTATTGAAAAGGGAGTAAAGTCTCTTAAGGACAAAAATGGAGTCCTTAGCTTCATTTGTGCAGATAGATGGATGCAGAATCAGTATGGAAAAAAATTGAGAGGATTGATTTCCAAGAAATATCATCTGGATACTATTGTCAGAATGCATGGGATAGATGCTTTTGAAACCGAGGTCTCGGCGTATCCTTCAATTATCCGCATTGATAAACTAGAGGGCAAAATCAAATATGCAGATTGTAAGCAATCCTTCGACAGTGATGATGCTCCGGAATTAAAGATGTGGCTTCAAAGCGGAGATAGTGATTATGTGGGTACAAATTTCTCCGCAATGAAACTTAACAGTCCAAAGGGAACTGCTATAATTCCGCTATCGGAGCCAAATAAGATTAAAAATATTCTCAACCTGATGAACCAGTTCCCATCTCTTGAGGATTCCGGCGTAAAACTTGGTATTGGTCTTGCCACCGGTAAAGACGATGTGTATATCGTAAAATCACCAAATCTTGTTGAAGAAGAAAGAATGCTGCCCATGTTCAATATGAGAGATTGGAGAAGGCGCGGCAACACAGATTCAAATTGGTTAGTTAATCCATGGAATCAGGATGGTTCATTAGTTGATTTGTCAGACTTCCCAAGGTTAAAACTATATTTTGAAACCCATAAATCCGATATTACAAGAAGGCATGTAGCAAAGAAAAATCAGAAAGCATGGTACAGGACGATAGACAAAATAAACTGGCAGATCCTTGGAGCACCAATGCTGTTATTCCCTGATATGGCTATGAGTGCTGACCCTGTATATAGTGATGGAACAAGATATCCATGCCACAATTGCTACTGGCTGGTATCGGACCATTGGGATATAAAGGTGCTCGGCGGTTTATTAATGAGTGACATAGCCGAATCCTTTATTGATGCATTGGGCGTAAAGATGAGAGGTGGTACGAAACGTTTCCAAGCGCAATATCTTCGTTTGATTCATGTGCCGAATCCAAAGGATATTCCTGATGAAACCGCCGAGGAGTTAAAACTTGCATTTGAAACGAACGATAGAGCTGCGGCAAGCCGTGCAGCCCTTGTTGCATATGGGTTGGAGGGTAAATAATGAATCAGAAAATGAAAGATGCGCTTCTTCAAATGTACAGAAATCTGAATGAGGCTGAAACGAGACAAGCTGAACGCGGTGTCCATGATCAGGGCGAGCGGAGCAAAGTAACAGGTGGAAAACATATGAATCCTATTGCAGAAACAATTCGGCAGGATCTTATTTCATGTGGCTTTGTGGATAAAGATGTTTACTATAAAGGTGGATGCTTGCGGCTCCCAGGATGGTTCAGACCATCGAAAGATTGGGATCTGTTGGCTTTTGGAGATGACGAGTTATTGGCAGCAGTTGAACTGAAAAGTATTAATAGTTCATTTGGAAACAATGCTAATAACCGATCAGAAGAGTCACTTGGTAGTGCTATAGATTTGGATCATGCTGTAAAGAACTCACTCATTCCGTTCAATACACAACCGCCCGTTATAGGTTATGTTCTTGTAGTCAAAATGTGTAATGAGAGTCTTAAGAAAAGTGGAGAACCATATAAGAGTGTTTATCCAATAGACAAAGTGTTTTTGCACGCATCCTATTTCGATAGATTGAGAATACTGTGTAAAAGACTGTTATCAGAAAGACTTTATCAGGCTGTTTGGATTGTCGGAGTAGATCCAAACAGCGGTGAAATAGTTGAACCTGATAAGGATTTGTCTTATGACAAATTCATCGCTGCCATCCAGTCGAGATTGACAGTTCATATGGCATAGCAAAATGGATTGCTTTATTCAAGAGAAGAGACTTGTTTCTTCGAGTGTGAAGTTTTTTACAGAGTTTCTTTCACACACTCGCGCTGTAGGAGGCGCTGTTCTCTATATTGTCATAGGTAAGGGTTCCCGTCGTGAGTTTGTTCTTTTCGGGAGACGCTTCGCTTGCGATAACGGCGCCCTTGAGGT